CCCAGGGCGAAGACGTTGTCTCCGGCCGACGCCGCGCGCACGGCCATGCAGCGCTGGCTGCACGCCTGCCTGCCGTGTGGCGCGAACTGCAAACTCTAGCCCCGCAGCTGGAAGCGCTCGGCACTGACATGCAGGAGTTCGAGTTCACCGTCGAACAGGGCCGTCTCTACCTGCTGCAGACGCGCGACGGCAAGCGCACAGCAGTGGCAGCGGCGCGCATCGCGCTCGATCTGCTGGCTGCGGGTAGCATCGACCGCGGCACCGCCCAGGCGCGTACCGCTGGGTTAGACCGTGCGGCACTGCAACTCCAGCGACTGATAGGCAATGAGGAAACGCTGCCGCAACCCTTGGCCGAAGCCACCCCGGCCAGCCCTGGCGTGGCTGCCGGTGAGATTGCCCTTGATGAGATGCGCGTGCGAACGCGTCAGGCCGCTGGCGCTTCGGTCATCCTGGTGCGTCGCGACGCCGAAACCGCTGACATCGCTGCGCTAGACCACGCCGCTGGCCTGCTGACACAGCGCGGAGCGCGCACCGCACATGCCGCCGTGATCGCGCGCCAGCTGGGCCGCGTGTGCCTGGTTGGCTGCAGCGAGCTGGAAATTGACCTGAACACCCGCAGTATCCGTTTCGGACCCCACACGCTGCAAGAAGGCGACCCGATTACGCTGGACGCCAACCAGGGGCGCGTATACCCCGGTCTGCTGCGCGCGCAGGCATGGGTGGATGAGGACTTGCTGCAACGCCTGGCAGCGCTGCACGGCGTCGCACCTGCTGAGTGCGGTCCAGATCACCCCGCAAGCGACAATTGACCATGCCCTGCGTAATTCTTCGGGCCAAAGCGGAAGGTTTCGGGCATTTGTCCGTTTCACGTCGCCCCCACCGGAGCACGCTGTGGCCCCGCGGCTCACGGACTCATGGGATTGCGGCGTCATCGTTCAGCCAAGGTCACCACAGCTCGCTCATGCCTAAGTGAGCGTTTGGGCTGTCACGACCTTCAAGTGAGCGCGCAAGGATTCCCGGGTATCAAACGTCTTGTAGCGACCCGCCTTGATATCGGCAATGCCCGCCTTGGCGGCGGCGCGCAGCGCTTCGAGGCGGCTGGCGTCCTCGGCCTCGCGTTGTTCGACGAGACGCAAGCTCTCGCGCAGCACTTCGCTGGCATTCTGGTAGCGCCCGCTGGCGACCAAATGCTCTACCAGCGCGGCCTGGTGATCGGTGAGGACAACATTGCGCGTCGGCATGGCGATCTCGCGCAGGAAAGTTTGGCACGGTATGCCAACCCTACCCCCCGAATGCAATCCCGATGGGTCACGCCGCTGGGCGTAGCCCGCAGGCCCGTGTCAACTGAACAGCCACATAAGCACCCTCTCAAGCAGTGCATAGACGATCCAGATTGCAGCTAGCCCGTGATGTCGCCATGAAGCATCTTCTTGGTGGCAGCCTTCTCGCGGGTGCCACGGTACGGCTGGGGGAGCAGGCCAGTTTTTAGAGAGAACAGGGAACGAAAGAGAGTCCAACCGGGCGGCTTCCGGGCGCCTGACTTCTCCGGCGTGGCACACGCAGATCGGCCCGCAGCCCGCGTTGTCTCGCGGAATGCCAAAACGAAAACGCCCAACCGGAGAAGGTTGGGCGTGGAAGAGTGGTGGTGGAGTCCTAAACGGAATCCAACCGGCATCTACATCGAGGTAGGAATGTAGCGGAAATGGTGGGAATTGAGGGCGTTGACCGGGGCCGGCATGAACTTCGGCGAGGTCGGCGCGCAGGTCGCAAATGGACTGTTGCATCGAGTCGATGCCCGGCTAGGCTTGCGCCCGCCAGACAGTTCGTTCCGAGGTCATCGGGACAATCAACGCGCGGATCTTGGTGACCGCCTCGGATGCGGAATGCGGTAGGGAGGTGAAGACGACCTTCCTACCGCCATCCAGACTCCAGGGGCTGAACTGCTCGGCCGGCGGGATCGACGGCCGTGCAGGGTCCAGCGGGTACGCCAGCACGCCCCAGGACATCCTGCCGACTGCAGGAATGAACCGGCCAAGGTACGCGGCCATCTGGTACAGATCCTCGCGCTGTGGACCATTCGGCGCGCTTGCGGACGGATGCAGCGACTTGTACTTTGCGTCCACCACCCCTTGAACCTGCCCTCCGGCATGGAGGATCGCGTCCGGGATCAGTGTGCCCAAGCCCTGGCCCGTGACGTCGCTATGGAGCATCTTCTTGGTGGCGGCCTTCTCCCAGGTGCCGTGAGTCACGGTCAGCGGTGCGGCAGCCTTCCGCAGCACGCTGAGCACGTACATCTCCCACAACTCGGCCACGTCAAGCAGGACCCCCTTGGTCTCGCCACTGGCATCGACGTCGGCAGCAAGGCCCCTGCGGTTCGCAATCTGCCGGGAGAGTTCCGCGATGGGCGCGAAGCCTGCCGTGATCGGCGTGTAGCGAATCTTGTCGAGTTCGGCTTTGGTCGGCACGCGCGGGCGCGCACCCGTGACTGACATCAGGTTCGGGATGAGTTCCTTCGCGCGTGCCGGCATCCACTGCTCGTCGGGCACGCCAAGCCAGCGGCGCAGCACCTCATAGGCGGCGACGATGGCGTCAGACGCAGCGTGGTCCAGCGATCGCTCGGAGCGTATGGACACGACTTGGCCGCCGCCTGCAGCGATCATCCGAAGCGACGCCGCGACATCGAGCCGTCCTCGAATCGTCGGCCCCTTCGTGGCGACATCCCTGCGCAGTGCTGGAAGCCCGTGTCGTGCTGCCTCGACAAACCCGTGAGCCCATACGGACGCCAGCAGCTGGGCGATGAAGGATTCGTCCTCCCGCAGCTTTCCTGGTGCGTCGGTCAACACGACTGACGTTGCTTCGAAGAGCCAGTTCCGTAGAGTTGCCAGGCCGAAGCGCGGCTCAATGGTCAGACTGTGACCCTCAAAGGACAGCGATCCAACGTATCGACCGGCCCACCACGTGCCATCCCAGGCGCAGTAGACGATCGGCTCGTCCTCGTCACGCTCGCCGGAAATCGGGACGACGAGATCCGTCGCGCGTACGTTGGTCGCGAGTCGGCGAAGCCAGGCAGCCTCTGCAGAAGTCGGCTGCGGCGCGAGCGGCGAACAGTCGCGCGCGACGAGTCTCACTCGGTCACCGTGGGCTTGAGGAGAACCTTCGACAGCCGGTCAAGCTCCCCGTTGCGGGCGGTCGCATCCAGCCCGGCGAGGTACTGCTCCAGCAACGGGCGAAGGGACAGGTTCCACACCTGTACCACCGGCTCAAGGGCTTCGCCCTTCTTGTTCCAGAGGTAGTTCTGCTTGCGCGTTGGCCGCGGGCCGAGGAAGTTGCGCAAGAACACGACCACGTCGAGCAGATAGGTGTGCCCGATTTCGTACTGCGCGCCAAGCAGCGGGCTGTCGTGGATCTCCCTGTTCAACGCCGCTGCTGCTGCGGCCAGCTTGCGGAAGTCTGGTTCGATTCGATCCCAGTCCAGGCCCGATTTCAGATCCCTCCACCGAGCCTCCGCGGCGCTGACCAAAGCCTCGGCGTCAAACGGGCACAGCAGCCACAGGAAGCGCCGGCGCAGCGCGAAGTCGATCTGCTCGATGGACTGGTCGATCAGATTCATGGTGCCGATCACGAAGAGATCGTCCGGAATGCGCAGCTTCATCGCAGCCCCATCACCGTCGTGGGCGGGAAGTTCAATGGTCTGGTTCCGGTCCTCCAGCAGCGAGAAGCACTCGCCCAGCATCCGACTCAAGTCAGTCCGGTTCATCTCGTCGAGGATCAGGACGTGCGGCAGACGCTCCGCGCGAGGCTTCTTCTCGATGTCCTCGATGAGCCGGGGCAAGTAGCCAACCCGGTACTCGGTGCCCCCGCTGTTGGAAATGTGGAGCGCCCGGATGAAGTCCTCGTAGCTGTACGCCGGGTGCAACTGCAGCCGGTGGACGTTGTCCTGGATGGCGGCGGCAATGACCGACTGAGACTGGAAGTACCGAGCAGGCCCCATCTGACTCAAAGCGGCGGATCGAATGACGCGCTCCGCCAGCTTCTTGGCCCGGTATGTCTTGCCTGTGCCCGGAGGCCCGAAGAGAACGATCTGCTTCTTGTGCTGGATGACCTCCAGCGGCGCCCCTTCGGATGCGCCCTCGCTGTCGTCGTACCATGCCTCGCGGAGAGGCGACCAGTAGAAGTCAAGTTGCTGATTCGGCAACAGCTTCTCGAGCTCGCCCCTGATGGCCAAGATTGCGCGGTCTTCGTCCTCCAGCTCAGATCTGACCAACCCGGAGAACGCCTTGATGATTCTCCTCTTGTGATTGCTGCTCGCGATGCGCTCGAAGTGGTCCGGAAACAGCAGGTACAGCAGCATGTGCCGAAGCTGCTTAGACTCTGCATCCTCCATGCTGTCGACGAAGCCCTGGAAGAGCCAGGGATCTGCCGCGACCAAGGCTTGTCGCTCAGCCGGCAACTTCTTCCAGGCAATGACGAGATCAATCAGGAAGGCGATCTCGAACGGTCGACGGGTGTTGTAGCCCTGGCCGCCACTACCGATCCCGTTCGAGAAAGCGGCGGAGACCGGGTGTGACTCCGGCAGGTTGTCGCCAGCCCATCCAAGAACCTCGTTCACGACCTGGCGCTTTCGTGCACCACCTACGTTGGACGGAAACAGGAAGTAGATGCACAGGATCTCTGCGGCCAGGCGGACCACCTCTGGCCCGGACTGCCCGATCTGATCTTTGAACTTAACGATGAAGGATCGATCGCCTTCGTCCGGAGTGGCGACGAAGGCCTCATGAATGCGGTCCAGAATTTCTGGACGCCAGACAGACGCGCCGTCGAAAAGCAGGGAGCCGTCACGCAGGAGGCAGTTGGCGCGGAACGCATCCGCCACAGGAAAGATCTTGCTGGTGTCGTGTTCTGTGTAGCGGGCCAATGTCGTAACCTCCCCCTTAAGCGGACAGGTCAAGAGTTGAACTTCTGGCCTGACCGCTCTCCCAGGAAACAATTCATATGCCGGCAAGACGCCGGTGCTCTTGAAGCGCGGCGCGGCTGGGAAACGCGAGACGACGCCCTAAGTTGAGACTCTGTCCTCTAAGCGTCTCATATTCGGTCCCATTGAGATCACTGGATACCACGATAGCCAAGGTTTCATGATCGACAGCTAGAAGACCAAGATCGAATAGCGTGTGCAAGTCGGCCCGAAGCAACAGCCCATTCGCCAAGTGGTTCGTGCCTGGCCCTTGATAAGGAACGATGTGGGCAGCCTCGAGGGCAGGCTCGACAGTGCAACCTGTCATAGCACAACAGCCATACGTTCTCAGCAACTGGTTTCGAAACTGTGCTTGACCCCGTCGAATTACAATCTCGCGCGCAACCCGTTCGCGCCCATCTGCTATCGACGCTGGATCGAATGTCGTCGGCAATTCGACATCCACGGCGTCAACCGGAGTGGCCTCCTCCACCTCCGCTTCTGCAACAAGGTCAAGCATCGAGCGTCCCGTCGTCTGTTGAACAACAGGGGGGGGCGCACTCGGGTGATAGGTCGCCTTGTAGTTGTTGAGGTAGTCGAGGAAGCGTTGCGGTCTCATGGCGACCACATACTCGCCGTGCTGATTGCGACCGACTGCAATCCCGTTGGCGAGAGCCTCATCAAGAAGCGCTTGACGGAATTGCTGGCTGTCTGATGCTCTGGCACTAGACGCACCGACGGCCAACTTGCTAGCGACCTTCTCGGTGACCCGGCGTGAAACGCCATATGGATTGAATGCAACGATTATTGGCTCTGGCGTGTATTCGTCGCACCAGCCTAGAACCACTGTCTCGGGGTCATCCGATGCATGAATCGTTTGGGTGCCGCTAGCGATTGCCTGAATACGGCGTTCGTCTGCTGGGCGGACAATTCCGGTTGCCCGACCGTTATCAGTAACCTGCCATGCATAGAGCCTCAACGGTCGAGGGTAGTTATCGACGCTGCCGAAGCAGCCTTGATGAGTGCTTCGGCTGTCTAACCGAATCGGTACTCCTGCCGCCTGCAAAGCAGCAAGGATTTGCGGGATTGCGGTCATGCAAGCTGTTCATCCAAGTGACAACAAGCTTATATTCTAGATTGTTGGCACCATAGCTTCACCCTTCCACGCCCCTCGCCTGGTGGGGCTGATCTCCGCCCCCAACCGGCTGCATGAGGCCCCCGAAGTCGACCAGGTCTGGGAGATCACGCAGCGGCCAAGGACGATGCGTCCGCCGCCCGTTGCGTTGTTGACCGAAATCACCTGCGCCCAGGACAATAATCGTCTTGACACGAGAAGAGCAACCTGATGGCTACTCCACTACCTACTCAAGACATCCTCGGCGTCTTTAAAGCGCTCAAGGATGATATTCAGACGACGCTGCTTACGCCCCGCGGCCTTTCCATCAAGAGTTGTGGCACCAAGGCGCTGGCCCTGGGCGAGCCGACGAGCCAGACAACGGGGTTTTGGAGCAACCCGCAGGCTGTTACTAGCAAGCCTCCTCGGTGGATCGTTCAAGTCGAGGAGCAAGGAGATGGAACGTTTGCATCGAGGTTTGCGACTGATGCGACAGGTAATCCCTTTCCGATGGCCAAGACGATCGGCTACATCAACAATAGGGACGGTTCGTGCGCGGTGTGCGCGTTTCGCGTGCTGCCCGCACTCAAGTCTGCGGGGTCAGGAAGCTGGCAGTTTCCGCAAGGTTGGGAGTACCTTTTCGTCATTGCTTTCGCGCGACCACTTCCTGCCGGTACTTCCGGCGATGCGCTCAGCGACTTCAATCCGGCTGTGGGCACGATCGACTTCGGCGGCGGCGCGGCCAAGCGCAACTACCCCATCGCATTTCGGGCGCTTGTAATGGTACCCGGAGCAACTGCAGGCGTTGGCAGCGCGACCTATGACGTTGTCGGTCAATCAATCGCCGGTCTTGCTGGTGCCGATCTCTACGACGGCACGCAAGACGCTCAGAGAGACCGCCTCGTCGCCAACCTTTCGGCTGTGTTTGCCGCAGCGCCGTTGACGGGGCCGTTTTCTCTTCCCGAAGACACGTCTCTCGTCGGCATTGATTCGTCCATCTACCGGCAGATTGAGGCGGCCGTCAACTCCGGCAAGCGCCACATCATCTTCTATGGACCGCCAGGTACCGGCAAGACGACCCTGGCCGAGTACTTGGCTCGTGAGCTTTCCGAGCGCGACGACGGTGACGGCTCCTACCTGATGCTTACCGCATCCTCAGCATGGAGCGTGCAAGATCTTGTGGGTGGCTACCAGCCGTTAGGCGGAGGGGCAATCGGCTTCATCCCCGGCGCGATGCTGAGGAACTTCGACAAGCCCACCATCATCGATGAACTCAACCGCTGCCCGATTGACAAGGTTCTGGGTCCACTCTTCTCGATTCTCTCTGGGCAGTCGTCGGTGTTGCCATGTCGAGCGGACGCAGCAGATCCGACAAGTCCCTTTCACGTCGTCTTGCCTGAACCGCGCTCCGACATGGCACCGCACGAGCATGCCCCCGAACCGGCTTGGCGCCTGATCTGCACGCTCAATACCTACGACAAGACGCAACTGGGCCAGATCTCCTATGCGTTGAGCCGTCGCTTCGCGTGGATTAAGGTTGGAGCGCCGTCGGACCTTGAGGCTTTCACGGTAGAGATGTCTCGCCGACTGGGCCTTACCGTTCCCGACCCGATACCTGCGAATCCGGTTGCGGCAATGTGGCGGGCGGTCAACACCGCGCGCGAAATTGGCGGCGCGCCAATCGTAGATTTCTTGAAGACCCTGCGGGCCCTCGATCATGGCGTTGACGCGTTCGCCCCGCCGGCTGGCGCGGCGGCCGACGCATTTCTCTCCGCGTTCCGCATGTGTATCTTGCCGCTCATGGACGGGCTGTCCCCACGAGAGGCATCTGATTTAGCAGTCAGCGTCGCAGCGGCTTGGGCTCTCGACGCTTCAAGAGCGGATCGACTGAGTATGGACTGCAGGGAGTTCTCTGCGTGACGCAACAGGAGCCGGCACTTGAGGCAACGTGCCTTCGAGGCCTCCTTCGATATCTCGGCTCCGGCCCCCGATCACAGTATCGTGGGCCTGTTACCGGCTTGACTCGAGATGACGTCGACGCGCTCTTGATGTGGTGGGCGCTGTCAAAGCCAGTGGGTGCGCTGGCCTCCAGATGCGCCAGCAGACCTCGTGAGATTTCGCCGTCGTTCGAAGAGTTCCGAAGGGAGGTATCCGGCGAACTGCCTGGACCACCAGATGCGGCTGCGTCCGCACTGCTGCAAGCAGTCACATGTGATTCGGCCGCATTCATCGTCAATGAAGCGTCCGGGACTTGGCTGTCGGGCCCGAATCGTGTGCTTGCCAAGACACTGGACAGTGCGCGAACGGCACTTCGGTCTGCGGCTCTTCATGCCCGAGGCGGGCTGTTTGAAGGACCGGCTCAAGAGCGGCTGAGCGTAATCGATGACGCACTACGGACAGCACCGCTTCGAGAGATCTTGAATTCGCCTGCGGGTCGCGCGAGGCTTAACGCTTACGACCGAAGGCAAGCCGCGAAAGCACGCGCACCTCTGTACCGCCTGGCATGGGACTGTGCTTCCACCGCGACGGCCATCGAGAACCTGGAGCCCGAAGCAATAGCAGCGCTACTCCAGTGTGAGTTGCTCCCGAGGTTGGAAACATGGCGCCTGTTCGAATTGGCTTGCCTGCTCGATGTGGCTGCCGCATTGTCGGCCGTTACCGGCGACTCCTGCCGACTCGATATGTCGTTCGCCACGACTCGACCTGCTGCGCGTATTGGAAACCTTCAAGTATGGTGGCAACGCGCGATTGCGGCGCGCTCACGCCCATATCTTGATGAAGGGGAGCGCAAGGCAGCGGATCTCGCAAGTTCACTCGGGGTCAATGCCGGTACCGCGCGCGCCGACCTTACGGTCGAACGAGACGGGCGCGTCCTCGGCATTGTCGAGTGCAAGTGGTTTAGCAACGAGGCGTCAGCGCCCGGAGCGATTCTGGAAGCATGTGGGCAGCTCGTTGGCTATGCCCGCGACGCGGCTTGGCGCCAACACGAAAGTGCCGACGACCTTTTGATGCGAAGCGTGATCGCTCTGGCGCGCCGCGGCCCTGCTCCCTTGCGACTAGGCCACGGCCCGATCGGCTGTGTTGGTCTTGACGACCTTGGTGGAGACGCGCTTTACCCTTGGGCCAGCTTGATCGCCGCTGCTTGAATGGTCTCGGTGCTGCGACCTTGCGGCACCACCGTCAGCCACGAGCGGGACCTCGCGCTCATCAACCGCAGCCGCACACGGTGTGTGGATGACGTAAGACGATGGCTTACCAGCACTCAGGCAATCTTGCGCGCCCTGGAATCTGGACATTGCCCCTTCGAGGTAGGCTGCATTCATTTCGACGCAAGCCCATCGGCGGCCTAGCGCTTCTGCCACCGCCCCGGTGACGCAAGATCCTCCGAAGGGATCAAGAACAAAGTCACCCGGATCGGTCGTCATTCTAATGAAGTACTCGGGCAACGCCGCCGGAAACCTCGCAGGGTGAATGTCTAGACCCTTATCTCTGCAGTACTCCTGATACGCGCCTGTCGATTCGGTGTTTGCGATTGCCAGCAAATTTGGGGGGACCGAGCCTCCGTTATCCTTTCCGAACTTCTCCGAAATCACGTGCCCGGACGGACGTGTCTTGGCTTGATAGCCGTTTTTGATGAGCGACTTCATTGACTCGCTGTACGGCGCGAGAACTCGTCGGTTGCTGGCTTTAGGAAATGGGGTCTTGGAGAGCCACCAGACGCAGTTCACTGCGTCTTTCGGCCGAACGCGGCGGACGTTGACCCACTCGGCGGGCGTTGGAAGTTTGGCCGGGTTCCACCAATAGTGCTCCAGGGCAAGGTGAAAGCCGTATTCCTCGCAGAGCATGATCAAAAGTTCGAAGTGGTACAGGGAGCGTGTCGGCGTTCCCGGCTTCCAAGCCCCGCCGATGTCGATGACAAGACTCCCGTCATCCCGAAGAATCTTCCTGAAGCCCTCCGCGAAAGGTCGAAACCAGTCGCAGTAGGCGTGAGCGTCCTCATTCCCGTACGATTTTTTACGGACCAAGCCGAATGGAGGCGAGGTCATGATCAGATTGACGCTATTGGGCTCCCTTCGCTCCATCCAATCCAGCGAGTCACCGTTCCACATGCTTCCCAATGCGGTGCGGTGGTATTCGGTCAGTGGACGGGGAATACGCTTCACTTGCGCCTTTGGAGTTGCAGACTGGATGTCTGCACGTGCAAGTGCCCGCAGGTAGTCACTGATGGTCTTGTATCCCAGGGTCTTCACCCGTTCTTCTAGCGCCGCCTTCTCTGCAGCGCTCATACGTATCGACGTGGTCGTTTCTCTGGGTTCTGACACAGTTGGTCGAGCCATTCCTGACTCCTCGCGTTAATGTTGTTCAGCCAGGCCCGACGTAACACGGAACCCAGCCTTGTTTTCGTATTACATTATGCCTCGGCGCTCGGAGAAACGCAACGCTAATCAGGGGCTCCGCGGGGCGTTCGGCATTGGTCTGTCAACGAGCAGGCTACCCTCAGCATGTCGCCTTGCAACGAGCCCCGGCAACACCTTCCCGCCGCCGTACACCCACCGGCGAAGTTCAGCGGCGGCAGTCGTCCAATCCCGCTGGTTGACCCGCCGCCGCAGCGTCGAGGTCTGCAGCCGCCCGGCGCCGAGGTTGAAGGTGAAGTCGACGATGGCGGCCAGCCGCCCTTCCGGCTCCGCGGCCAGCACCGGGCAGTAGCGCAACGTGGCGGCGAGCGCCACCCTCAGATCCTGGGCGAGGTAGGCCTCGGCCTCGACCTCCGTGATCGGCGGGTGCTTCGGATCGCACAGATGCCCGTAGCCGATGGTCCAGTAGCCGGCCGGGCACACGTACGGGTGCGCGCGCCCGGGGTCGTGCTTGGGCACGCGATGGAAGCCCTCGAAGCGTTTGGCCAGATCGATGGCCGCCTGGGGGACCGCGATCACGGCCGCACCCGGTCGAACACGCGGCCGAGGAACCAGAAGTTCAGCACCCCGGCCCACAGGGCCTGGTCGGCCTCGGTCCAGGCTGCCTGGATGGCGGGGATCCAGTCCGCCCCGGCCTCGACGGCACCCACGAAGGCGGCGGTCTTGGCCGCGCAGTACAGCGCCATGAACCAGTAGGTGATGACGGGCCGCACGCTGCTGGACAGCGCATCGGCCCACTTCACGCCCGAGGGCCGCCCCTGCACCGCCACTGCCTCGCGCAACGCCTCGATGGCCCCGGTGTTCCACGCGGCGTCTGCACTCGCGCCGATCTCGGCCATGCGCTGGGCGCCCCGCAGCTTCTCGAACTCCAGCGCCTTGTCCTGCATGGCGAGTTCATGGCTGCGCTCGCCCTTGCGGTCGAGCCACTTCAGCACTTCGGGCGCCAGGCGGAAGGCCCCGCCCAGCAGCCCACCGAGCAGGGTCTCGATCATTGGGTACCTCCCAAGAGCTTGAACTTGATCGCGGCCCCGACCAGGAGCGCGGCCAGCAGGCCCGTGGTCAGCACCTTCACGAAGGTCTGCCAGGCGGTGCGGCGGGCGTCGCGCCAAGCGTCGAGTAGGTCACGCAGTTCGCGGATGTCGCGGGCGGCGTGGCCGTTTTCCAGGCCCAGGTGCGCGAGCACCCGCTCGGCCCCGCGCTCGGCGGCGCGGTCGAGCAGGTCTTCGAAGTCCTCGCGGCGCAGGAGCAGCGTGTTCTCCGCCAGGATGGGCGGCTGGGTCGGTTCGGTCATGGGCTTGTCTCCAAAAACGACGAACCCGCCCAGTGCGTGAACATCTGGGCGGGTTCGGTGGTGACGGATCGGGGTGCGGGGTCAGACGGGAACGCCGGCGCTCCAGCCAGAGGATTTGTAGACGGCGAGCCTGTCCTCGGCGGCAATGAAGGCGAGCCAGCCAACCTTCGGGGCGTGGTACTCCCAGGCGCCCGCGATCCACACGGCAATCTGGTCGGTCCTGCCGGCCCAGGCGCCGGTGGCACCGGCCGGCACGATGTAGCGATCGCCGTCGGTGGGGCTTGCGGGTGGCGTGGTCACGGTGCGGCTCGTCACCGACAGGCCCACGACAGCGCCCAGGCGCTTCAGGTTCGCGTCCATGCCTGTGTGCCAGCCGGACTCGCCCAGCGTCCAGCCGTAGGCGAGGCCCAGGTTCGGATCGAGCTGTGGCATGGGTTCAACTCCTCTCAAGGTGGGTCATCGCCCGCCGGTCAGGCAGAGCGCGGCGGTGGTGTTGGTTCGGGTGCTGCCGCCAGTGGCGGCCGACGAGGGGCAGGTGCAACACGCTGCCCTGCCTGGCCACGAGGCGGGTGAGCAGCCAGTCGGCGTCGGCGTCGAGATCGGCGATGCGTGTCAGCACCGGCTCGACGGCGCTTCGGCGCATCACGATCAGGCCGTGGACGTGGCTGGCCGAGTGGGCGTGCTGGAAGGCGCTGTAGGCCAGCCGCCGCACGCCGAGGGGGCGGCCATCTTCGTCCATCAGCGCTTCGTCGGTGTAGGCCAGCACCGCCGACGGACAGGCATCGAGCGCATCGGCCAGATGCGCGAAGGCCCCGGCCTCGTAGCGGTCGTCGGGATCGACGAAGGACACGAGCGGCAAGGTCCCTCGCGCGAGGCCCGCCGCGCGGGCTTGCCCGACACGCCCCGGGATGCCGGGCAGCCGGTGCAGGCGGATCGGCGCGCCGGCGAGGCTCGCGAGGCATTCCTCGCGCCAGTGCCCGGGCTCGTCGAGGGTGAGCAGGTGCACGTCGATGCGCGGCGGACTCATAGCTGCCCCCGCCGCTGGGCGGCGGCCCCCCGAGGGGGCGCGCCATGATCTTGGGACGGCCCGGCGATCATGGCGACACCCCGCCCCAGTACTGCCCCCAGCGCAAGCCGTAGCCGGTGCGCTCGACGGTGCGCACTTGCGCCTGCCAGCTCACGAGCCCGTCGCGCTCGGCCTCGATCTCGACGGTGACGCGGTCGCCCGCGACGCCGGCGTCCAGGGCGGCACTGGCCACGTCCCAGGTCCAGGTGTTGCCGGTGAGGCGGGTCTCGCTGCGCACGAGGGTACCGTCTCGGTCACGGAGACGCACGCCGTAGGTCGTCCCCGGCTCGGGGCCGATGTCGCCCTCGTCCTGACGCACGAGGTAGGCGGTCTGCTGGGTGCGGTCGCGGTGTGCCCAGGTGACGGTGAGGTCGCCAGCGACCACGGCCGGCTCGCGCTGGCCGTTGAGCCGGATGCGCCCGGGCGGGTACGGCCGCGCCTGGCGGCCCGCGAGCACGAGGGGCGCGCCGTTGGCAGCCAGCACCGCATCCACCTCGGCGCTGGCCGTGCGCGGGACGGCGGCGACGAAGACCGACTCGCCCGGCGCGCGCTCGGTGGTTTCGGCGGCCAGCCATTCGCCCACACCCACCAGCCGCGTGCCGGCCGCGTGGGCCTGCGGCGTGGTGTCGAGCAGTCCGCGGGCGAGATCCACCGTGCCCGCGGTGGCATCGAAGGCGAGGATCGCCACCGCTTCGCGCGGGGCGCCGGCCGCATCGACCAGGTAGGCGTAGTCGCCGACCGCCAGGCGCTCGGGCTGGGCCAGCGCCGTCACGGGCACGGCCAGCGCATCGGCCTCGGTCGCCGGCAGCGCTTGGCCGAGCGTGAGCAGGGGTGCGTAGTCTTCCGGGGCCACCGCCTCGAGATCGGCGCTCGCGGGCCCCGTGGCGAGCTGCCAGTTCAACTGCCCCGTGCCGCCGGCACAAGCCAGGGCTCCCACGTAGGTGTCGGTGTCGGTGAGGGTGGCGAGGTCGGCCCGGCTCAGGCGCCGCGCGAGTTCCCAGTACGGCACCTCGACCGCCAGCACCAGGGCCGGCGGCAGCGCCTCCAGCGGCGGCTCCTCGAGGCGCGGCGGGGTGGGCGTGAGCACGGTCTGGCCCATGCCGAAGACGTCCTCCACCGCCTCGATGCGCCATTCAGCGGCGCCCAGCGTGCCGGTGTCGATGCCGGTGACGCGCACGACCATCCGCTCGATGCCGAGGCGTGGCCAATGCAGCAGGAACACGTCCCCCGGCAAGGGCGGGCGCTCCAGGGCACCGGGGGCGATGGTCAAGGTCATGCGCGCCAGGGGCGAGCCGAGTGCGCGCAGGTCGCGCAGCGCCAGCCGCGCGGCCAGCGGACCAAAGTTCACGCCCGGATAGTCGCGCCGCTGGTTGATCACCCCGCCTTGCAGTTGGATCGCGGCGAGGTTTTGCACCGAGACGGTGGACTCCTTGGCCGTCGCCCAGTCGGTGTAGACCACGGTGATCTCGTTGGGCAGTTCCCCCCACTGCGCGCGCTCGAAGCGCTCCACGCGCACGATCTCGTCGGGGCCCAGGAGCGGCAGGCCCTCGATCCAGTAATCGTCGCGCAGGAGCTTGAGCTCGAAGGTGCCCTGCTCTGGGTCGAGGTAGAGGATGCCGCCGACGTGGTCGAGCACCTGGGCGATGAAGGCCTCGATCGGTTGCTGGCGCGTCCAGACCAGGTTCAGGCCGAAGCCTTCGGCGTCGAGCGCCCAGGCCGCGTTCCAGAAGCTTGCGCCGAGGGTGGATGGCGGATAGCCCATGCCCCAGTGCGGGTCGGTGAGGCACTGCACCAGGATGTGGGCCGGGTTCATGCCGACGGTGAGAGAGGTGCCGGTGTCGGCATCCCAGGCCCGCACCTCGGCGTTCCAGGGCATCCAGGATTCGCCGTGCCAGCCCGCCGTGAAGCGCCGCACCCGCACCGCCCAGGGCTTGAGGTAGGGGTTGTTCGCGGCGAACAGGATCTTGCGCGCCACGATCGACAACACCCCGCGAAACGCCGGGATGGCCGCGCCCAGGCGGCTCATCAGGTAGTCGTTGCGGTCTTGCGCGGCACTGCCTGCGAGCACGTCGAGGTCGCCCACCACGCCGCCTTCGCGTTCGTCGCCGCCGAAGAGCGTGGGCCGATCGATGCGCAGGCGCCCCAGCCCATGGCCGCTCGCCAGCGGCACGCGGCTCGCGTCGCCCCAGGCGCTGCGATCGCCGATCTGGATCTCCTGCACCGCATCCACCGGCCCCTGGCACAGCACCAGGTGCATGCCGATGCGGTAGCGGTAGCCGACGGTCTGCTTCTTGCGGCTGCCGCCCATCAGCGCGGCTCCTCATGACACTGTCGGGCGACCTCGACCACGCGCTGCGCCATCGCATCGCCCGTGGCAAGCAAGCTCGAGGCGGGCAGCCCCCGGGCGAGGAAGGCGCGGAAGTCCAGGCCGTGGCGCGCGAACCAGGTGCGCGTGCCGTGCACGCACAGATTTGCTGCGCGCACGTGGGCGATGGTGACGAGGACGTCGGTGCTCATTTCTTGCCGCCCTTCTTCTTGATCGGTTCGGCCGAAAGATCCCCGTACCACACGACGTTGGTGCCGCGCAGCAGCACCGCGCCGAAGACGACCGGGATCGGTCGCCCCTCCTCGGCCGTGGGTGCGTCGAGGTCGGAGAGTTCGGCGGGTTTCGGGGCGGGCGGTTTGGGCGCGAGGGCGACGGAGACCAGCGCCGCCACGACGATGACGACCAGGTACCACATGGGAGGTTCTGCGGGTTTCAGAAGACGCCCGTCGAGAACGGGTTCTTCGTCGGGATGAAGGGGAAGCCGCCGTAGTTGGCGAGGTTGTCAAAGCGCGCGGCGCAGGTGGGCATGCTGTGATCGCAGCCGGCCACGAGGTCGACCAGCGTCTGCGGCGCAAGCCCCACCGGGTAGAGCAGTTCGACGCCCGCGGTCGATTCGCTCACGATCATGTGGCGTGCGCCTGACGGCGTCTGCAACCAGCCGCCGGCGAGCATGCCGGCCACCTCGGGCGGCAGGCTCGCCAATTCCACCTGGCGGCCTTCGGAGCGGATCACTTCGGCGGTGGCCGAGATCGGCGTCGCCCCGCACGCGGCCGAATACAGCACGTGCGAGCAGGCGCGGCTGTAGAGCCGCCTGAGACCAATGCGCTTCAAGCTCACCTGGGCGGACTCGCAGCGGATGCGCGCAGAGTCATCGGCCACCTCCACCCCGAGCACGCGGCCCATCCAGCGCGTGCCGGACAGCCACCAGGCATCGCCCCAGGCCTCACGTCGGGCGACCGCCAACCGCACCGCGGTCGCCTCGCCGGTGAGGCTCGCCTGCAGCAGATGCCGCACGAGCGCGTGGTCGGGCGGCAGCTTCAACTCCAGCGCCGACTTGGCCGCCTCGGCGCCGAGCGCCAGTGCGCTGCGCTCGAGGGGGCAGCGCTCGTAGCGCTCCCCGCCGATCTCCACGTCGAACTCGTGCGGGGTGAGCCGGAAGCTGCCGCTCGTGCCCTCGAACACGTAGAGCTCGACTTCGGACAATGGACCTTCGTTCATGATCATTACGGGGTGTAGCTGTCGCGGTCGTTGCCGCGCGGCTCGGGCAGCCGGCGCAGGGTCATGGGCATCTCGACCAGCTCGGGGGTGTGCCAGTACAGATCGACGGCGTCGTGGTCGAGCCGGCAGCGGGCCAGGCGCAGGACGCGGCTGCCGGCGGGCACCGCGGCATCGAGCCCGGAGCGCAGCACCAGCACGCCGCCGTGGTCCTGGTGGAACGCGCCGGTGAGCACGGCCTGGCGCGTGCCGTCGGGGTGCACGATCAGCGCGGCGGCCGGGCGGTGCCAGAAGGCGGCGCCGGCCTCGGCGTCGACGCGCAAGTACCCGGCCTCGACCTCGGCCTCGGCCTGCACGCGCAGCACCGGCGCCAGACCATCGGGCAGCCAGCAGGCACCGAGCCGCCCCTGGGCGCGGGCGAGCCGCGCACGCCACCGTGTGATGTCTTCACGCCCGGCCGCCAGAAACCGGCGCTGGAAGGTCGTCGTCGGCCACGGGTCGTCACGGCGGACCCAGGGGTCGGCCGGCGAGACGTCCTGCCGGGTGACCACGCCCTGCGCCGTGACGCTGGGATCGTCGCGCCAGTTGCCATCGGGCCAGACGGGCAGGCCGTCGAGCCAGGGGTCGTGGAGCAGCCCTTCGTCGGGCAGCGGCTCGAAGGCGACTTGCGCGGTGACGCTGCCGGCAATGATGCCCGGCACCCACTGCGCGAACTCGGCCGGCTCCACCGCGAGGCCCTCGACCAGGGGCAGGACGGTCGCGCCCGCGGGGGCCGCCCGTGCCAGCGGCTCGGTGAGCCACAGTCGATCCGGCTCCACCTCGGTGAGCGCCAGCACCTGCCAGCCGTCCGGGGCCATCAGTAGCGCGAAGCGCCGATCCGCAGGCCAGTGCAGGCCGTCCTCCTCCAGGCGCAGCTTGGCTGCGGCCGGCGCAAAGTCCGCCTCATCCACCGGCGTCACCGGAAGCAGCCGGGCGCCCCTGTCCGCCGCCAAGGTCAGCCTCACCACGTGCTGCGGCAGCGGCCACCACGCGAGCCGGCCCAGATGGTCGGCGAGCCACTCGGCCACCAGCGCGTCGCTCGCGCGAGCGTGGCCCACGTGGTAGGTCAGGAAGCGCCGCGGCACGCGCCGCCGCCCCTGCCGCGCCTCGTTGCCCGAGGCGAGCCGCACCACGCCGGTGGCCCATTGCAGGCGCTCGACCAGGGGCTCGGCCCAGTCGTGGCGGAAGGCGAACACCCCGCGCTGGGCCTCGGGCCAGGGCGTCTCGCCGAAGGCCTCCATCGCTTCTGTGACCATCGCCGCCGCGGCGGTGTCGCGGCGCAGCACCTCGACGAGCAAGGCGGGGGCGTGCAGCGGCGGCGCGGGCTCGGCCAGCGTCTCGGCCCACAGCGTCGGCAGATGAGCGCCTGGCAGCGGCCGGGCCGAGGTCTCGGCCAGCGCCGTGGCGGCCAGCGCCCCGAAGGCCGCGCGCGAGATCGCCTCGGCCCGTTGCTCGACAACGCTCACCCCCGGCGTGGGTTGGCCACCGACCTCGGCCACCACCTCAGGCAGGATCCGATCCGTCATGCCGACTCCAGCCCGAACTCGGCCGCGTTGAAGGCGCCTTCCGTCCACTGGACGTTGCCGTTCGGGTTGCGCTCGAACACCGCCGTGTGCCAGGCCAGTTGCTCTTGCAGCACGATGTTTGGCCCGACTGCGGTACTCGCGCCGCTCGCCACGAGCCCGCGCACGCGGCCGCTGCCCGCATCCGTCTTGCGTGCGAGCAGGGTCACCTGCACGCCGTGGATCGCCGGGGTGGTCATCACGGGCAGCGCCTCGACGTCGAACGTCTGGCGCAGGCCCGCCGTGGCCGCGCGCAGCGCCGTCGTCTCATCGCCGTCGCTCGCCGCAGCCCAAGCGGGCAGTCCCGCGGGCTCGACCGTCCATTGGTTCAGTGCCCCGGACGCTTGCGGCTTCAGCGCATCGACCCGCACGTCGCCGAGGAAGGTGTTGTTGATCGTGCCCGAGGTGTCGGCGAGATAGAGGTCGTCCACATCGACGGTGACCGGGCAGGGTTGCCCCGGCACGGCACCGACGAAGGCGGTGAGCAGCGGCCCGCCGCCCTGGGTGGTGTTCTGCGCCGACAGGGTGAACGCGAGCACGCCGTTGAGGCGCACGTTCACCGTGCCGTTGCTCGTGCCCTGCACGACCTGCAGTTCGACGTAGTGCCATCCCCGCACGGCCGCCGTCATGACCGAGGTCGAGATCAACTGGTCCCAGCCGCTCATCCCCGATCCCGTCCGCCGGTAGAGCTTCAGGCGCCCGTCCTCGCCGATGCGCACGAGGTGGGCCACATGCGCGGATGCGTCGCGCACGCCGAGCAGCACCGGCTCCTCGCCGGTGTTCTCGAACGGCGCCACGCGCAGTGCCGCGCCCACGATGAGGCTGGTGCGCCCGGCCTCCAGGTTCTTCACATACCCGCCGCCGGCGCCTGCGGGCAGGCGCAAGGCGTAGGACGAGGGTCGCCGGCCCTGGATGCGCGTGGCCTGCGGCGACAGATACGCCGCCTTGCCGCGCGCGAGCCACGGGTCGCCGAAGGGGTCGAGTGCCTGCGGGTCGTAGTGATCGAAGCCGTCGATGAAGATCAAGGCCATGGGTTACCCCTGGAGCGCCGCGCGCACCGCGCGCGCGTTGCGCCCGATGATGTTGAGGATCACCCGCTCGCCGGCGGGGGTCTGCAGGTGGTCGTGGGTGACGCCCGGGTCGATGGCGTTGACGATGCGCACGGCCTGATGCACCTGCGGCGCGGCCGGCTGCACCTGGACCTGGGGCACGAGTCCCCCGGCGGCCAGGGCCAGACGCCGCCCGTCCCACACCGGCGGGGCGGACAAATCGTTGAGGGCATCGAGGAAGGCCACGCCGACACGCCGGACCGCCGCCGCACGCACCACGTATTCGCCGGCCGACAGCCGCGCCGGGATCGAATCCGAGGTCGCCGTGCCGGGACCCGTGACGAAGCCGCCGGCCGCGAACTTCTTGATCCCGCCCAGCAAGGCCATGACGGCCGCCACCATCGCGGCCATCGCGGCGATGGCCAGCGCCGGCCCGGCGAGGGGGATGGAGGCCTGCGAGGCCGCCGCGCCCGCGCCGGCCTGGGCCGCGTCCATCGACACCTTGGCGGTGGTCTCGGCAGACTTCTGCGCCACCGACTGGGCCGCCGCCGCTTGCTCGATGGCCTGCTCCTGCTGGAGGAAGCCGAGCTTGAGCGCGAGCATGCGCGCCTGCATCGCCACCCATTGCTGGAAGGGCTGGATCACCATCTGCTGCAGGAAGGCGTCGGCCACCTGGCGGAACAGGTTCGACAGCGCCTCGCGGAAGCTTTGCGCGCCGGTGACCATGCCCTGCAGGGCGTTGCCGAAGCCCTCGCCGATGCGGTTCCACAGCGGCGCGAGTTCGTCGGTGACCAGCCGCGTGCGCTCCAGTTCGTTGCGCCAGGCGGCCACGCGGTTCACCGCCTCCGGCCCGATCGCCTGCGCGGCCTGCTGCATCGCGGGCAGCAGGCGCTGCATCTCGGCCGCAGATTGCTGCTGCAAGGCGACGATCTGCCGACGCGCCTGGGCTTCGGTGAGCAGCCCCGCTTGGCTCTGGATGCCGATGGCGTCCTGCGCATTGCGCAGCCGCTCTGTGACGAGACGCCACTCGGCTTCGAGCGCGGCGAGGTTGGCTTGCGCCGCTTTCACATCGATGAGCCGGTCGACGAGCGAGACGCCCGCGGCCTCGTTCTCGGCCGCCAGGCGTGCGCGAAGATCCCGGACGCTGCGCTCGATCGCGGCGCGCCGGTCTGCCGCCGTGTCGGTGCCGGTGAGCTGGGCGAGTTCCTCGCGCGCCTGGGCCAGGGCCTCGGCCAGTTCCCGCTCGGCCTGGGCGGCGGCGCGGGCGTTGGCCTGCTCGATGTCGGCGCGGCGGTCGTTGAGGACGATGAGGTCGGCCTCGAGCTTGGCGATCTCGGCTTTGGCTCGCAGGCGGTCCGATTCTGATGCGCGCGTGTTGGTCGCGACGGCTTGGCTAGCTGCGAGTGCCAGCCGGCGACGGGCGATCTCGGCGTCGAGTTCGCGCTGCTCCAGCGCAGTCTTGCGGCCGTGGTAGTCGCGCACCGACAGCAGCCGGTCTTCCAGTGCTTGATCGAGCGCGCGCTGTTGGCGCTCGAGGCCGTCTTTGAGCAGGGCGAACTCGGCGTCCATCTGCGCCTTGCGCAGGGCCGCCAGGGCGCTGGCGGCCTCGCGGGCCTGGCCCGGAGCCGTGAGCCGTTGCAGCAGCGCCGGGTCGGCCTGGATGCGCGGCGCCTGGACCTCGATGGGCTTGGGGTCGAACAGGCTGTCCCGGAACTCGGCCAACTCGTCCAG